TTCCCGTACAGTCCAGCAAACTGGGTGGGCAATGCCCTCCGGTGTGCTAGTACAACAGCACACTTGGACAGCATGACAGATTTGTGGGATTTCCAAGGCCCCTCTGCATCCTTGCCATACTCCGAAAGGAGTGCAGTCTGATTGACGGGGACAGCATCCCCCTTTATGTAGACCTCACACATTACCCCTACTACATCCTGCTCTGGGAAGGGATACTTTTGTTCAGAACCATCCTTGTGGATAAAATGCACTGGTGCCCAGCATACTGGGGGTTTTGTCGAGCCAGTGAAATAACGGCATCCACTGAGATGATATAAGTAAGTTTGGTGTATTCCTTACCATTCTTGGACTTACCTTGAAAACCGGAAACAACTACGTCCCCTGTGAATGGGTCTAGCTTCCGTGCCGTGCATAGCTGAATGAACTTGTCCACCTCGTTTGGGTGAACATCCTTAAACAAGTGACCACCCTTTACATATTTAACGATGTTGTCTTTGTTTAGTTCCATTTTGGACCTCTTTAAATAGAGTTTAAAAACATGCCCTAAAGGACATTCATCTAATATACATATCAGATTAAAATAAAGCAATGTTATTTTAACAAGGTTTTAAAATTTAGCCTTTTGCCATAGTCTCCCGTCTGGTCTGTAGTTTTCAACAGTCTCCAAGGTGTGGACCTTCAAGTCTGGGATGGGCTGGGGATATGTCACAGAGTACAGAACCAAGGGCTTCCCCTTAATGTCTCCAATTATCTCCTCTGACACTTCCGGAGGGTTTTCTAACACCCATCTAGCCATATCTCTCAAGACCAGCATATCCCAGAGGACAGGCTGGACTTTCCGTTTATGAACTGCTTTGCAGTATCCACCCACCACTTTCTCGTAGGTCATGGGAATCCTGTCTTTTGTGGACAGTCCAGTCCTTTCTAACATTTCCCTATTTTCCAAAATGCTTTTCCGTATCAAATGGATTTCACCTAGAATAAAAATCATTTCATGGTACATACCCCCCTTCCTCCAATGTTGAATCATTCTGGAGGTGTCTACCATTTCGTACTTTTTTCTTTGGTTCATGCATACCTCAATGTTCTGGTGGTGGTGGTGGTGGTGTACTCTTTAACCAACTCTGGCTTCTCCGCTTTCAACCTCTTAGTGTCCAGCCTGTTGCTTTCAACCTCTTTCCAAGTTACCAAGGGCTTTGCCTCATGCTGTAACCCTTCCACGTTCTTAGAGATAAATGAGGTTTTCAACAGTTCCTCCAACTCTGCAACCGTGGCTTGCCTTTCTTTTATCTCCGCTTTGAGGGTTTGGACTTCTTGGACTGTCGCTAGGTCTGCATAATCTGCATGTCCTAGCCCCTCTATCTGGATGTCTTGGCTTAGAGCCTCTTGGACAGACATTGGGACGGGTGCCGTGTTCTGTTCCACGTTTAGCCAAAACTTCCTATACTCGTCCAACATCTTTTGCTCCACGTCCCTGTCTCTTAACACGTCAAACCGGAGGAATTCCTTTTTGTCCATAAGGAAGACCAACACATGACAAATTGGGGAATCCCAAACGTGCATGTAATGTCTACACTGAAACTCTATGTAGTCTGGTAGCCCGTCCTTATACACCCATGAGTTTCCACTCTTTAACTCTACAAGGTGCCGTGTCTTCTCCTTGCGTGTTCGCTTCCCCTTGTTCTTGCCCCATGCCCTGTGCTGTTCCTGCATTGTGAGGGCAACCGTCTTTTCTACGTTAAACATCCCGTCTATATGTCCACCCACATATTTTAAAATTTTGGACTGCTTGAAACCGGGCACCGTAATTTTTCGTTTAAGGTAGACCTCCGCTTCCTGTCTAATCAACTTTTCCAGTTTTAATCCCCACTGGACTGCTTGATTATTGGACAGGTCTGGGGGTTCAACCCTTCCCGTCTTTTCCTCCCAAACCTCTGTCCTCGTCTTCCACTTGGACTTCCCCAGAATAGGACCGGAATCTGTGCCCCCAATATAGGTTTTATAGTCTGGCCTTTCTTTTGCCATTTTGGACCTCTTTAAAATAGATGAAACGGGTTTTTAATCCCGTGTTAAAAAACGGGTAATAGCATTGGACAGAAGCCTTTCCTCTTGCTTTACCCTTTGAATAGTTGCCGTTTTGCTTAACTCTGGCTTTAGTTCACCACGCAACCCGGCAACTTGCTCCCTTAGTTCCTTCACCTCTGAGGTGAGCAACTGGAGTGTTTCCAAAAGTTCAGTTTGTTTTTGTTGCATATTTCCGAACATCTGATAGTTATAAATCTGATGTGTTAATCTTATTAAACACTTTGTTAATTATCAAGAGAAAACAGGAAGTTTTGTCTTTTTTTCTATCTCACAAAGGGCACTGGTCTTGCCCTATGATTGGCAAGAAGCCACTACCATAAAGGCGACACAATGGCACTGAACAGAGAGAATATTTTGAACCGTTTGCAAGAACTTTTTGAAATGTCTCATTACCGGACAAAAACAGAATTTTGCCAAGCAATGGGTATTTCTCCGCAAGTTCTTGGCAATGTTCAAAATCCCAAAAACGTTAACCGTGACATTCCTAAATCTATCCTCGCTGGGCTATCAAGATTGGGATATAACACACAATGGCTACTGTACGGAACAGGAGGACCAAGGGCTAACGCTAAATCCGAACAAGAAGAATTAAGAATACTAAGGGAGCAAGTTAGGGCACTGGAAAAACTTGCTTACCTCAAACAAGAGGAGAAAAGTCTTGGAGTTGCGACACCAGAACCACTTAGAGAAACATCTCAAGAAAAAAAGACTTCAATTATGTAAAGATGCTGGAATTCAAGAAGTTTGTACCCTTCCGGAAACAGACTGCAATTTAAACCTTTCCGTATTGCAAGAGGTAATGCGTCTTGCAGAATTGGGAATTATAGAGGGGAAGAAATACCCCGGTTTACAAAACACGGTATTTGCCCAGATTTTAAAACTAATCACGGAAGCAATACCCAGACACACCTATTACCATTATGAGGCCAAAAACCTAGATAGGGAAAGACCAAAAGAGGAAAGTCTACTACGGGAGGTTTTACAGACAGGGGAAAACTTGTCTGAAACGGGACCTCATCCCAATAGATGAATTAGACTTCAAGGACACAAAACGGGGGACTGTTTCCCGTTCTGAAATGGAAAGAACCAACATTTTAAAACGGTTGTATTCCCAAGAGGAAAGCAGAATAAAGGAGAAGAATGAAGTAATTGCTTCCCCCACCGTCCGTGCTTGTCTAAATGAATTTATGGATCATGTCAAACGGTCTAGGGCCACCAGCACACACCAGCATTATGGGTACAGTCTGGAAACCTTTGCCAATAAGTTTGGACACTACCAGCCAGAGCAACTAGAGGTCAAGCACCTGTCGATGGTGCTGGAAACATTTAAAAAGAAAGGCTGGGCCAGTGCTTCCATAAATTCTGCAATGCGTGATGTAGCTATTTTTCTCAAGTACCTACGGGAATTGGGAAGAATGCCTAGACGTTTGAAGGTGCCCTATATTCGTTACACACGCAAAGCCCCAAAGACCTACACATTAGAAGACATGGGCACAATGGAGGAGTATCTGGAACCGTTGTTGGACCTCCGGGGAAGGTTGCTTTTCCGTGCCCACCTTATGCTCCGCTACACGGGCATACGGGCAAGTGAATTGAGGGGGATGAGATGGGACCAGATTGACTTAATCAGACAAACCATCCTCATTACCTCCGGACTGGATGAAGTCAAAAGTAGAGAAGAAAGAACCCTACCTATTCACCCAAGACTTTTGGAATTCCTCCAGTTTCAAGAACAAGCCACTTATTACCTAGAAGATCCACGGACACAAGAACCTTTCTGGTCTACTCGTATTGGGCTATCATTAGCTTTTAAAAGGGTCTTTGAAAAACTAGGAATAGGGGAAGGGGTCAAGACTCTTCACGGATACAGACACACCTTTGCCACCAACCTCTTAGCGGACTCTTCCGTGTCTCCTGTCCACGTTCAAAAACTCATGGGCCACAAGGACTTGTCCACTACCATGAGATACTTGAATCGGGACCACATCACTCTTGAAGATACTATAAAGAAATTGCTCTAACTCTTGCCACTTTTGGCAATGAATTGTCTACGGGTCAAGGAGGGTGTGCTGGAGGTTCCCAGCATTGCTAGATTCTGTAGGGGGTTGGGAGGATTTTAAAATGAAATGTTTGCTTGGCATTGGATCAAGTTTTTGAACCCATTTAACACAACTGGGATTAACCGCTATCCCTTGCAGTTTCTGCCCTCTACGGGTCCAAATCTTCACAAAAAACTTTTTCCAGTAATTGGCAATAACTGGCAAAGGTCCCTTTTTAATTGGCTATGAATTGGCAATACACACCGTTTAAAAATATAGTTCATCTGGCAACAAAAAGGACTCTAGAACAGAAAAGCCAATGAAGAAGAGAATTACAACTAAAATCCATAAAACCAAGTTTTTCCCCTCTTGCATAGGCAAACAGGACAGGGGTTAGCCTGTCCTTCCAAATCTCACAGGATGCACATTAAGGAGTAAGAAGCAAAAAAAACCCCGGTATTTGTTAAACACCCAGAAGAGGTTAACATTAGGGCACCCCTGCAATTGAGGGATAAGAGGTGCCCGTCCTTCTAGGTCCAAGTACCAGTTGCTAAAATCTCTGCTATTTCCTCTGCCCTGCTGGGCGTTTGTCGTGCCCATTGGCTGTCTAGTGCCTCCTTCTTTGCCCTTTCCCAGTCCTGTTCTCTGAGTGCCTTGAGCATATTCTGGAAATTCAACAGCCCAGTAAAGCCCATTTGGAAGCCCATATTCATTAGAGCATAATAACGGGCTGGTCCTATCTCATCCATTGGGGGCAAGTCTGGGTGTCCCAACATCCTGCGGCCTAAATCCTCAATGTCGTTGTCTAACAGGACATCCGCTTCTTGGGCATTGATTCCCACATCATCCAAGTTTCTTCCCACCCCTATGGTGAGTTTCCCGGCTGGGCAATAATAAGGTTTTAATCTGATTCCCTCATGCCGTCTTAATTGCGTTTTAAAATCCTGCACGTTAGGGATAAATTCTTCCATGATTCCCTTTTTAAAATGATTGTTTACCCAATTGGTGTAGGACCTTCTGGTTCATCCGTTACTATTGGGTCTGGTTCGCTAACAACAGGTTCCTCCGGTTGTGGTTGTGTATTACTCGTTCCATTCACTACCTCTGGCTCTGAGGGGTAGGGGTCAAGATACACAATGCTGTCTTCCTCAAACAAAGGGTCGAAATCTACTCCTGTTTGCCACGCCTTGGCAATGGTCCGGAACTTCTCAATAGAAGCCACATACCCATTGTCACATGGCTGTCCTACCAGACTCTGGTCAGAATGGTCCGGGGGGTAGTCGTTTGTGCATTTGACCACCCACGCAAACCCAGCACTAACCCATTCGTTGGTTGTAAACTTGGTTCTGTTGGTCTGTCCACAATAAGGACAACGGGTAGTTATTGCGTCTATATGAACTAAAGCCATTTTTTAATACCCCGTAAAACCCAAATAAAGGGTGGTTGCAATTGCTGCCAAAATAACAAGGGTTGCATAAGTAACCATATTCCTCTTGCTTTTCATGCGTTTCTATAGCCTGTGAGCAGATTTTCTTCTACGCAACTCTAGCTTGGTGGGCTTTTTACCGTCACAGGGGTTAAACTTAATCTGGAACGTTCCGTTTAAATGACAGGCTGGGGTGCTGGAGCAACCCCCCAGCACTGACACCATGAGCAGAACAGCCCACAATAATTTCCAGTTCACGGCAAACGGGTAATGGTCTTGACCAAAGAACAGGTCCCGGACATCAACACTTCTACATTTGCTTTGGTGCTGTCATACATGACCATGTCATAAAACCCTTTGGTAAAAGACATGGACTTGGTGGTGGTATGGTCAAGTATTAGGTGGATCATGTTGGTGGTGGTTCCATCCACGGTAATTTGTCCACTTACTGAGGACAGACTAAAAATAATCTCTGGGCTGTTTGGGTGTTGCTTACAGTCCAGTTTAAAATCATTTCCGGTTAGTGTCCGGGGGAGGTTGTCATCATCATAAAATTCCACGGTAATGTCATGGGTGGAACCTTGGACAATGGTAAAATCAAAATTCTTGGTAGACATGGCACCCTTTCACGGTTTTTAAAATTAAGAATTACCGGAAGACTTCCGGGAAGTAGAGGACCTTCCCCCGTTTCCCGTTGTCCTCCGTTCTTCACCGTCCCATCTCTGATGGACACGGTCAAAATTGGTAGCAACAGCCATTTTTAACTCTAAGATGCTGGCCTTCAATTCATGGCTATGGGCTTCCAACACCTTGGATAAATCCCCAATTGTAGTTTGTGTGGTTTGTACGATTTGCAGGAGGTTGGTCTGGGACTTTTCCATAGCGGCAACCATTGCGGCATCACTATTGGAATCCTTATCTAAATGGGTCCGCCTTTCTTCATTCCACTCCGTTCTTTCTTTCTCTCTTTCATCTCGTACTCTTACCCTCTCTGCTGTGAAGGCTTCCCTCATCTGTTGTCTTTCCTTGTCGTGCATTGCCAGCAACCGGACCAGCAACCAACCAGCAAAGGTTAGACTCCCAAGGGTTCCCCCTAAATCTGCAAACACACTTATAAATTCTGCACCCTGCATTACGTTCCCCTGCACTTGTGGAAGCATACTGGACGGGTCTTGGGCCATTGCCTCCGGTATATACCACGGTCTTAAATCCATTTTAAAACCTTGTTAAAATTAGATTGGGTCTACTTCCTGTGCAGGTTCTTTTACTCCTGCACACTGATACGCAAACCGTAAAGAAAGGTCTTTCTGTTGTTCTTGGGTTAAGCCCACAAAACGGTCAGAGGACATAGACAACCGTATCTTGTCCATAACACAAGCACACTGAAGGACAGCAGTTTGTGTGGCTACCGCATTTGGGAACCCTTTTAAAATCAATTCATTCCTAACACCCGTCCCACAAAAGGACATAAAATGGTTTATTAAACCGGATGGGTAGTCTAATTGTGTGGTTGCCAATAACGCCAAACCCAGAAAGCTAGTCATTGCAAAAGTCTTTGGGATTCCGCCAGCACTCTAACAGATGCCTCTTGAGCCTTCACCATTTCATTCCTAAAACTCTCCACTGCTGCACCTGTCTGTCTGCTCTGCTGGGCGTTTTCAACCATCAAGGTGGGTAGCCATGCCATTGCACACCCCCAATCATCAACCTCTTCACCAGTGTTTGGATTCTGCCCCCGAATTTGAATAAACCAAGCACAATCAAGCCCTTTGCACTTTTTAAATCCGTTTAAGGGGCAATTCGTTTCCGTTTTGATTTTCATAATTTTTTAATCTTTTGCGGCTATAATGACATCAACATATTTTATTCTCATGTCGAGATTTGTCCCGGTAAAAGAAGAGGATGCATTAGAACTTGCATTGGCCCCGTGATTGTGGGAACCGTTACCGCCTTGGTAATTTGTGTACTGATATTTTGCAGTATAGCCGTTGCTAGAATAGGCGTTTGCTGTAGATCCATCGCTATTGTTCTTGTTATGCCTTGCAGTCGTGTAGTGCCTGTGGCTTGGCATCTGGCTTACTGAATTTAAAGGCCGATTTGAGACTGAAACATTCGTTGAAACATTCGTTGAGACATTTCCGGAAATGCCTCTTGAGGCCATTGCAGAAGAAAATGAAGAATTACCTCCAGAACTCACCGTACCCGTTACAACACGCAATGCCTTATCATTATGATTTGTGTCTTTTGTCCATCCAACTGGAGCATTTGATTGATAAAAAATCTGTTTTGTACCAGATGGGAAAGTATGGGCTGGAGTAATTTGTTCCGTTCCGTTTTTGTCTTTCCAAACTAGAAAATCTAATTCTAGTTCAACATCGGGTGTAGCCGCCATAAGTGCCTTTTATTCTGTTAAATTAAACCAGCCCGTGACGATGTATTTGGTGTCTGTTGGATGTATTATCCCTCTGTGCATGTGAGTATACCCAGCAGGCCAAATTAAAGTTTTCCCAGCTTCTGCCTGCACTTTTTCTTTTTGCCAAATGAATTCCGTACCACCTTCACAACCTTTTTTGGTCACTGGCTTGACATCATTTAGATAAGTCATGAAAACCAGTTCACGCATAGGGCTTAGAAAATCCCGTTCTGTGTGTGTGGCAAAATACCCCTCACCACCAAAGTATCTTTGGACATTTATGTTTTCTGTTATGACAACCGCTTGTCTTTGGAAGTAGTCATACTTTTCACGGAAATGACGATGAATTAAAGATAACTCTGCCATGTATAGGTGAAATAGATATGGGTCTTGGCTTAATATGGTTTCTGTGCATCTTTTTATGTCTGGCTGGACTTCATGCTCTCCACTAATGCCATCATATTTGTGAGTGGTCTGAAGTTCAAACCACTCTATGATTTTCTCACAGATGCCTTTGTCTAGCCAATAAGTTTCAATGAACGTCAACTTTACGGCTCTATGGGCCAGTAATTAAAAACGAATTGATAATCATCCACATAAATATTATCAGTTTCTTTTTCAGCAGTAGGTGCCGGGATCTTCCCCGTTTCAATTTCAGATGGGATGTCTCTCAATGCTTGTTTGTAAGCTATCCATTCACTAGGCGCTGACAAACCTTGCTCCAGATACCTTAAAATCTGAATGTCCGCCTTCTGCAACTTCACATCCCGTAATTCTCTCAATTCATTTAATAAATCCTCCTTTGTAGGAGGTGAAACTTCTCTATCTTTCAAGAGTTGATTAAACATCTTTTGAAAAATTTCTATTCCCGGAATTTCGCTCAAAGATTTTATTTTTTGGTCCTCTGGTATTCCTTCCTCGTTTAATCTCTGGACAAAAGAATTTCCGTCTTTGTCAAATTGTGCAGATTCAACGCTTTGGTCGATTTTTGAAAAGTCTGCTCCATCCTCAACACTGAATCTCATGAATTCATCTAGAAAATTAAAGACAACTGCTTGAGGATTTTTTGAGTAAGCAATCCAAGTTAATTCCATGATTTAATCCTTTTGTGCTATAATAAAATCTACGTATTGGACCGACATATTGATTGCCGTTCCGCTGAAACTAGAACTCGCATTGGAACTTGCATTAGAACTCGCATTGGAACTTGCATTGGCCCCGTGATTGTGGGAACCGTTACCGCCTTGGTAATTTGTGTACTGATATTTTGCTGTGTATCTATTGGCAGAATAGGCGTTTGCACTTGATCCATCGCTATTGTTCTTGTTATGCCTCGCAGTTGTGTAGTGCCTGTGGCTTGGCATGTAGCCAGTCGAATTCAAAGCACGATTGGAGACTGAAACACTCGTTGAGACATTCGTTGAGACATTCGTTGAGACATTCGTTGAGACATTTCCGGAAACTCCATGCGATTTCATCGCTGAAGTAAAAGAAACATTTCCGCCATTGCTAACCGTTGAACCGTTTATTATTCGTAACGCTTTATTATTGTGGCTAGTGTCTTTTGTCCATCCCACCGGAGCATTACTATTATTAAAGGTTAAACGTGTTCCGGACGGCAAGGTGCTGGAAGGTGTGGTCTGTTCATTCCCATTGCCATCCAGCCAGACCAGATAGTCCACTCGTAATTCAGTTGCCATTAGACTGCCTCCATGATGGTCATTCTTTGCCTCCCATTAGGTCTGGTTTCCACTTTGTAAAGGGCTTCCATTTCTGCTCTGAATTCTTCAAGTTTTGGAACAACCACTTGCGTAGAACTAGCAGCACCACCCTGTGCCAACAAGACTGCTCTGCCACTTACGGGGTCAGAAAAAGGAATCTCAATATTATTGTCATCAAGGAAAGTCACGGGAGGATTTGCAACTAGCCTATAGCTTCCATCCGTGGTGTTATTGCTGTAGACAGTCACAATCAAAAACTGATTGTTTAGTCCGTGGGTAATGCTCCAAGTCTCTGATGCTACTGCTTGGTTGTGGACATAAGTTGCTTTGGGCTGGGTAATCGGGTGCCAACTCGTAACACCAGACATAGTGCCGTAGTTCCATAACTGGCCCTGCTTCATCACCAACTCACCGTCATAAGCAGTTGGTGGAAAATCCTCGCCTTCTTCAATGTTTGGAATGATAAGGTGCCCGTGTGCCCTTACGGTGTTCAACAGTCTTTGCTCTGCCATTTTAAAAACTCCTTGTTCTGGTGTGGCCCCATTTCTGGGGCCAGATTAAACCGTTTTATGCTGCGTTTGCTGTTGCGGCTGTTACGGCTGTTACAAGGATTTTTACCTGTGCTGCTTGGGTCAACAGACATCCGATATTGTTATCGTCAACCACTGTTACTGGCACAATGTCATTGCGCCATGCTCCACTTGGGTCTTGCACCCACACTTGAACATTCAAGTCTGTGGTCCCAAGTGCGTGGTTGAAGTTGTGGGCAAGTGCCGCACTTGCGGAAGCGTACTTGTAAATCTTGCTGTTAATAGAGGCTAGCAAGTCATTGACACGGGCATTGAGGGTGGACTGTCCTGTGGTAACTTCTGTCTCCACGTTGGACAATGCCGTTGCCACATCTCCGGGGTTGAGGGTGTCGTTAATAACACCCTTGGACCAAGAACCGTCTGCGGCAATACCCAAGGCTGTCCGGATGGTGGTGTCCCGGTCCTCGCTTGCTTGCTTGTTGCTGTCGTTCTGCCCGTCAACCTCATTGATTGCGGCAACAATGTTAGTCTTATCATCGGTGGTTAGATTGCTCTTGTCACCAATGTTTCCATTTACCTGTGCTTCAACCGTGGTTAAACGGGTGTCAATGGCATTCTCTGCCGTGGTTGCTCTGCTGGTTTCAGTGTCGAGTGCATCACTAACAGCCTTTAAACTGGTGTCCAGCTTAATGGTAGCATCGTGGACACTGGTTGCTGTGGCAATGTAGTTAGAGCCAACACTGGGGACATAAGAACCGTCTGAGGCTATCCCTGTGGCTGTTTGGTTTGCAGCAACCAAACTATCCATGCTGTCTGCACGGGACTCCACGGTGGACATCCGGGCCTTAAACTCTGCGGCAACATCAACAGCAAATCCGGTGTCTGTGCTTCCAGAAACGGTAATAAACTGGTCTGTTCCGGAAACCTCACTGTTGGTATTATCAAACTTGTCTAGTCCCCCGTCTGGGTTCCAGATGAGGCTATCCCCGGCATTAACGTAGAATGCTGCGGCTGTCCCAATCTTTACATAACCAGAACCAATAATTTTATAGTAGTCTCCGGGTTGCTTTTGCGTTAACCCGTCCATGTCAAAT